TCACCACGCAAGCCGATGGTCAAGGACTGGCTGGCCAAGAAACCTGACGCCGCCGGCTTCCTTCGGGCCTACGGTGACAGCATCGACTGGGCCGTGGTCCCTGTCGAGACGTGCGTGCTCGACATCGAGAAGAAGAACGGCCTGGACGGAGCCGCCGATCTGGCAACGCTCGGCCTGGAAGGTCTGCTGGCCGGAGCCAATACCATGAGCAAAAGCGGTGGCTTCCATATCTGGTTCCGCCAACCAGCCGGCAAGCAGCTTTCCGGCGGCTTCCACATCCTGCCAGGCGTGGAGGCTAAGGCTCGCAACGGGTCAGTACATATCCCGCCGTCTGATGGGTACGTTCAGATCCGCCCGATCACCGAGCTACAGGATATGCCCGAAAATCTAGTTGCCGCCTGGGAGGCGGCGGCTAAGAAACAAAACACGAAAGGTGTCAGCTATGGAGTCGAGCGGTATGCCATCGGACAGCGCCGCAAGCGCATGTGCAGCATGGCCGGCTATCTGCGCTCCGGCGGCCTTACTGCGGAGAACCTGATAGCAGCCCTGCTATCTATCCGCGATACGCACTGCGAAGACCCGTCAACCTTCAGCGACCAAGAGGTCGTGGAAATCGCTAAAGACTATGCAAGACGCCCTGCCCGATCTGCGCCAGATTGCCGCTGGTTCCCTGGACGCCAGAATGAAGATCGAGGCCCCGGCTGAACTGCTGACCGAAGAGATCGTTGCCCCAACTCCGCTGCTCAAACTCTGGCACGACTGGGGCAAGAAGTGCATGGTCTACCACCAGCCTCTGCTTGCAGCGCTGTCGGGCGTCTCGGCCTTCTCCGCTGTCATGGGGCGGGATTACCGAGGGCCGACGACCGCGCCGCCTCCGGTGTCCTTCGTCTTGCTGGCAGCTAGCTGCTCTGGCAAGGAAGGCCCTAAGAACATGGTGTCGCACCTGTTCACCGGCAAGGTTCCGCATGAGCTGAGCTTTCTCAAGTCGATCCCGGCCGGCGATGGCTGGGCGTCCGATGCCGGCGTGCAGCGGGAGATGACCGAGAGCCCGAGCAGGCTGTGGCAGATCGACGAGATGAAGGACTACCTGGCCACGGCCACCGCCAACGGTGCCGCTGCCTACAAGTCCGGCATCATGCGGCTCATGAAGATCTGGTACAGCGGCGAGGACTACAAGATCCCGGCGCTGAAAGGATCAGAGAACGTAGTCCTTGTCCAGCCACGCGCAACGGTGATCGGGTATGCACAGCCCCGCGTCTTCTGGGACGCTGTTCCTACAGCCATCGTGCACGACGGCTTCATGAACCGTTTCATCACGCTGCCAGGCGCGGTATTGCAGACTCACCGGAACAAGTATGTCGAGCGCTATTCCGACAGCTTCCCGTCGGAGATCTGGGGCTGGATCAAGGAAAGCCGAGACTTCCTTGGCAAGCAGGCCGGCAAGCCGGACTTCGGGGGCGGCTTCTATCGGATACCGTTCGAGAAGAGCGCCGAGGCTTACGCCGATGCCTTAGACCTGGCCTACCGCACTGAGTGGGCGCGGCTGGAATCCATCGGCCAGTCCCTGCACTCTGCTCTGCTGGGCCGGGCCTTCGAGTCAGTCATGCGCCTGGCCTCGGTCTACGCATTCACCGAGCGCAAGCAGGAGATCAAGGTTTCTGTGCCGGGCATCCAGTGGGCAGCACGCATCGTCAACTACGCGTTGCTGAACACCGTAAGCTCAATCTGCCTGTTCGATAACAGCGGAGACGATGCGGCGACCCGCCGGTACAGGCGTGTGAAACAGTTGTTGCAGTCGAGTCCGGAAGGCATTGGCCAAGGCGTGCTGGTCAATAAGCTGCACATGCCTAAGCGGGAGTTCGACGACGTGATCGACCAGATGATCCGCAACAAGCTGGTGGCCGTCTTCAAGTCGAAGCGCGGCGGCCTGATCTACAAATGGGAAGCCAACCTACTACAGAACGAAGTGGCCGAAGAGGCCGAAAGGATTACAGCATGAACATCTACGACATGATCGAGTCGGAGAAGGCGTACTTCACGATAAGCTACGCCTTTGCCGAGCGTGTCCGCGATCTTCTGGATGCCGCCAAGTTGGTGGTACAGTCAGAAGGAACCTACGACCTTGAGCACTTGGAAGAGTGCATCAACAACATGGAGGAGGAAGAGCTGTGAAAATCTACAACGACGAGCAGGGCAGTGATGCTTGGCGCAAGAACCGCGCCGGGGTCATTACAGCGTCCATGTTCCGTGTCGCGTGCGAGCGCACGAAGAAGGGCGAATACACGGCGGCTGCGAAGAACTATGCTTTCCGGCTGGCGTGCGAGCGCGTCGGCGGATCACCTCTGGACGAAGGCATGCAGACCTGGGCCATGAAGCGCGGCAAGGAACTGGAGCCCTTCGCCCGCGCCGAGCACTCCTCGACAATCGGTGACGAGGTTTCGACCGCCGGCTTCTACACGACCGATGACGGCTGGTTCGGCGCCAGTCCTGACGGCCTGATTGGAGAGCGCGGCTGCGCCGAGTACAAGAGCCTGGTATCGCCAGAGCAGATCAGCGGCATTCTGCTGGACGGAGACTATTCGGACTACATGCACCAGGTGCAGGGCGTCATGTGGATCACCGGCCGCGAGTGGTGCGACTTCTGCATGTACTGCCCGCAGTTCGTAGCCATCGGCAAGCAGCTTCACGTCAAGCGCTTCCAGCTCGACCAGGTATTCGTCAGCGATATGGTCGGGCATCTGTGCGTGTTCAACGCCCTAGTGGACGAGTACCAGCAGAAGCTGGCACGCGCCTGGAATGCGAGTCCCTGGTGAAAACTCATTCTATCCCTAACAGGAGGCTGACATGTTCTGCGTAGGCTTGGATAATGCTAAGAGCGCCATCAACGTCGGGCACGCTCTGCGCGCCTGTCACGCATATGGGGCGGCGATGCTCGCGGTCAGCGGCACTCGGGATGTGCGGTCCCCTACAGACGTTTCGTCGGCGTACAAGGAAATTCCCCTGGTACGCTGCGGAGATTTACACAGTGTGATACCATTCGGGTGCGTACCGGTGGCGGTAGAACTGGTTCCTCATGCCGAGAATCTTGTAGCGTTTGTGCACCCAAAGAACGCCATTTACATATTCGGCGCAGAGGACAACACGCTCGGCAGCCGCGTGCTGGCATACTGCAAACATGTAGTCTATGTCCCTACGTCTATCTGCATGAATCTTTCCGCCTGCGTTAATGTGGTCCTTTACGACCGCATTGCCAAAGAAACCGTGCGCAATGCGCAGCTCAATAGGAAAGGGTGATCAATGACCTGCGCGAAGACAGTCGTAAAGGCAACCCTGACTTGCCTAAGCGGCAGGGCCTACCGGGGCGAGAACTCGTGCAATAACCCGCAGACCTCATGCCCGAGAGCTGAGGGGGAAGGGTACAGCAAGTGCCTTTCCATCTGCAAGCAGCCGATGCATGCCGAGATCCAAGCGATGTCAGCGGCCATCGATGCCGGTGACGAGATACGCGGCGGGCACATGTCCGTGCATCACGATAAGGTGTGCTCGCACTGTATCCAGGCCATGGCAGCGTACGGCATTACGTGGACTACTAGCAAGGACTGCGCCGTGCCGAGGAGGCCGGCGTGACCATCAGCGAGTTCCTGCGCAGGATCATCGCGGCGCAGATGCGGAACGAAAGGAACCCATGACCATCACGCATACGCAGAATCGACCATATGACTTCTCCAAGCGGTTCATGGTTCGAGCCACGTTCAATGTGCCTCCGTCGATTGTTCCAGAGGTACTGATATTCGACTGGAACGACCGAGAACAGGTGCGCAACTTTGCCGCACAGTCTGATCGCATCATCCGCAACGGAGGCACCACGACGCTTGGTCCGGTGACATGACCGACAACCCCCACCTGACAGCAGCCATCGAAGCGGGGGAGATCAAGCAATGCCAGCATTGCGGCATCTACTGGTCGCCTTCCCGCCAGGCCCACGAATGCGTCGAAAGCCTCCGCGCCGAACTCGCCGCCATGACGGAACGGGCTGAGGCCGAGTATGCCGGTCGTCAGGCCTCCGACGATATGGTGCACGACTACGGCAAACGACTGGACGAGGAGTTGGCTAACTTGAGCGACGCCCGCGCCGAACTCGCCGCCATGACAGAGCGGGCGGAACGGGCCGAAGCTATTTTGGATAACGCATGCAAACCAGGGTACAAGGCGGCCCTTGATGCTGCACGCGCCGAGCGTGACGCCGCCATGGCGCTGCTGCGGGAGGCACACGACGAAATAGACAGATGGGATGACGGCAAGACAGGCCGCAGGGACTTCGACCTAGAGGCTCGCATCGACGCCATGCTGAATAAATATCCATGACCCCCTACCTCAGACTTGACTTCGAGACGCGCTCCGACCTGGACCTCAAGGATTTCGGAGCGCACACCTACTCGAAGCACCCTAGCACGCGGGCGCTGTTGGTTGCGATAGAGACGCACAACAGCCCGCTGCGTTGCTACGACCTTACCATAGGCGGAATGCCGAAGGAATGGCAAGAGGCCATAGACGGAAACTGGTTGATCAAGGGCTGGGGTATTCAGTTCGAGTACGAGATTGTCAAGCACACCTTGAAGTGGCCGCTGCCACAGCAAGAGCTGTGGCGGGATACGCAGGCCAAGGCGCTGGCATGCGGATTCCCGGCCAAGCTGGAGATGTGCGCGCAGGCCATGCGCTTGGAACAGCAGAAGGACAAGGCCGGGCAGGATCTGATCAGGTTCTTTCAGACCAACCTGCCGGGCGACAACCCGGAGAAGTGGCAGGCATTCAAGGATTACTGCTTGCAGGACGTGCGAACCGAGCGTGCGATTGACGAGGCCCTGCCGGATCTGAGCGACGATGAACTGGCCTATTGGCTGTCGGTCTGGGACCAGAACCTGCGCGGGATCGGTATTGATACGCAGCTCTGCCACGCTCTGTCGCGGATGACGGATCTCGGCCTGGAGCGTGTGAAGAAGTTGGCAACCGAACTCGGTTTCCAAGGTTCATTAACGAAGCCGGACGACATCCTGGGATACGTGAACGAGCTTGGCGTTGACATAGACTCCGTCGCCAAGCCACGGATCAAGGAAGCCTTGCAGTCCGAGATGGCTGAGGACGCTAGAGGCTTGCTGCTTGCCCGGCTGTCGTTTGCTAAGACAAGCGTAAAGAAGGTCGATGCCATCCTGCGCATGTCTGGCGAAGACCGCATCTACCATATGTCACGCGCCAACGGGACAGGCACCGGGCGCGAGTCGTCGGTCGGGCTGAACTTCCAGAACTTCCCGCGTGGCGAGAAGATGGACGTGGCCAAGCTGGTTGATGCCGCCTTATCCGACAACTCCGAGGCGTTCTTCAACGCCGCCACCGTCAAGGGAAACCTGGATCCGCTGGGTGGCGTCGTTACCTGCCTGCGCGGAACGATGTGCGCCGGCCCCGGCCTAGTGCTGCACCAGTGCGACTACTCGGCAGTCGAGCCGCGCATCGGTGCATGGCTGCTGAACGACAAGCAGATGCTAGACTCATTCCACACCATCGACACCAAGGGTGGTGTGGACATCTACCAGATGGAGGCAGCTCCGTTCTTTGGCTGCACGCCTGCCGAGATCAAGGGCGACCGCCGCCAGTTCGGCAAGGTGTACGTCCTACAAAATATGTATGAGTCCGGAGAGTCGTCGATCCAGAGTTCGGCCAAGGACCAATATGGGGTGATCTTGAATCTGGCCCAGGCCAAAGAATGCAAGGACACCTGGCGCAAGCTGCACCCTAAGTGGGTCACAGCGTGGCACGACCTGGACACCGGGGCGCGGGCTGCCATCAACAATCCAGGCGTCGTGTACGGGGTCGGCCGGATCTACTTCTGCCATGACGGCAAGCACCTCAAGATGCGGCTGCCGTGCGGCCGAGTGATCTGGTTCCCGTGGGCCACGGTTGTCGATGCTCAGACGCCGTGGGGCGCCATCAAGAAAAGCGTATCTTACGAGTACCTAGAAAAGAAGAAGTGGCGGCGCGGAACGACGCACGGCGGCGCTATCTTCAACGCCTGCGTCCAGGGGCTTGGCGCGTCCCTGATCCGCTATGCGGCGCGTAACCTAAGAAGGCGCGGATTCAACACGGTTCTCAAGTGCCACGACGAGATCGTCATCGAGGGGCTGGACAGCCGGGAAGTGTTCGATACCTTCAAAGCCACTATGCTTGAAGTCCCGCCCTGGGCTAAAGGTCTGCCTCTCAACGGGGCCGGTTGGACCGGCAAGCGCTACCGCAAGGATTAACATGGAAAGCAAACACAACCGGCGTATCACACGCCAGATGCTCCGGCAGGCTATCGAATATGGCGAAGTGCTAGACGATCCAGAAGATGAGGACATCCCCCCGCATAGCCGGCGCGATGGTCGTGTCGTGCGAAAGCGGGTCCGAGACGAGGACGCGGAGTACTACGATGCATGAGAGCCTGTGGAAGACTGAGAAACTATGCGTTGACTGCAAACATGCCAACGCGAATTGCCCCATCAACCAGCGGCTTGAGCCCGGCCAACCGTGCGCTTGCTACGAGGCAGCAGCACAATTCCCGGCGAGTCGAAAGACAACACACGGAGAGCTGATGCAGATGCACCACGAAGCCGAGAACCCGATGAGCGTTCAGGTTGGCGGCGCGCACTACAAGGAGCTGGCCATCCAGCCGATGGAATACTCGATGGCTAACAAGCTGGACGCATGCCAGCATACCATCATCAAGTACGTGACACGGTTTCGCGCCAAGGGCGGCATCCAGGATCTGGAAAAGGCCCGGCACTGCCTCGACATGCTGATCGCCTTTGAGAAGAAGGCTGGCAAATGAAGCGAACACTAGTGATCAGCGACCTTCATATACCTTGGATGCATCAAGATGCACTCAACTTCTGCTTGGCAGTAAGAGAAAAGTATAGGCTGGACCAGATCATTAGTGTAGGTGACGAACTCGACTGGGCCAGTGTCTCGTACCACGACCACGACCCAGACCTTCCAGGCCCAGGCGACGAACTCAAGATGGCGCTGCCTATAGTCGAGAAGTGGCGCAAGGCTTTCCCGAAGATGCGGCTGGCCAAGAGCAACCACGGCGACCTGCTGCGGCGCAAGCTGTTTACGCACGGTCTACCGGAGGCGACAGCGCGCACCTACGCGGAGCTATACCGCACGCCTGGATGGACGTGGCACGACGAGATCGTGGAAGATATGCACGGCGTCCCGCTCATCATTCGCCACGACTTCGGCAGCAATCTAAAGTCTGCACTCGGCAAGGTTGGCGATGCGTGTATCGCCTACGGACACCGGCATACCTTGTTCGGTGTCCACTACCGGGCGAACCTAAGATACCGCCAATGGGCCATGTGCGCTGGGTGCCTTATTGACCCGGCCCATAGGGCCTTTGCCTACGGGCGCGGCACACTGGATCGCCCGATGCTCGGCGTTGGAATAGTCGTTGACGGGATGGCCACGCCTGTTCCGATGTGGACGCGCACCGATGGGCGCTGGATAGGGAAACTGTCGTGACCGTAGACGAAGCAGTACGTTGGCTTGCCGAACACAAGCCGGGCTATAGCTGGGAGGTAGCCAACGTCAGCGGGGCTACCTATATCGGCCTGCCGTGCCCTGATGGCGTGATGCTCTATCACAATCTGGCGGCACTACCGATTGACAGGGCCGCTCAACGAACCCTAGAAATGACAGGAGCCAAGCGTGTTGGAACTAACCCTGCCGATCCCGCCGTCGATAAACGAGATCCACCGGGCAATACGCGGGAGAAACATATTATCTAAGACGGCCCGCATCTGGTATCAGGAGTCGGTGCGGTCCATAAAGCAGCAGGCTCAAGGCTGGTTCAGTAACAAACGATTATTCGTATGTTACCGATACAGCTTCAAGGATAGCCGCCGGAGAGACATCGGGAACTACGAGAAGATACTCAGCGACAGCATTACCAAGGCTGGACTTTGGAAAGATGACAGCCAGATTGACAAGCTAACCCTGATCCGTCTACCCACAAACAAAGACTGCCCACAAGTCTACATCGAGATAGAAGAGGTGGCCAATGCGCAGCTTTAGCCTGGAGCTGTCCACCGGCAGATGGCTGGTGGACTACTGTAATAATGACGGGAACTATGGCGTGTGCTACAGGCAGCCGACCATCTGGATCCGCCCTGATAAGTGCAGCGAAGAGCACTTAGACACCTGTATCCATGAGACGCTACACGCCACGTTCCCGGCAATGACCGAGGCCGAGGTACACCGCGCCGCTGGTGACGTGGCTAATGTTCTCTGGGAACTCGGCTGGCGTATGAAGAAGCCGGCTAAGAGCCGTTAGCTCGCTTAGATTGGCGCGCCAGGTATATTCCGTAGCCAAGCAACAATATGACGGCGCCACCTGTAGCCCACAGCAACCAGGATCGCCGCTGCGGCGGCGTAGATTGCCCAGGTGTTGCTGGCGAGCCATATGTAGGATGTTCCGAAGACGATGCAGGCGAGTCCGAGAACCAGGACTTCATCGGCCCAAGTAGCCGCGAAGTTAAAGACTCGCATGGCTGCGGCTCCGATGAGGAGGATGGCGCTTGCGACGAGGAAGTAATGCCCGATTCCTGCGATGATTGGCTCTGGCCCTGGGGGTGGCTTGGCCCCAGGGCCGGCGACGAGAGGGCGGCTTGCGCAGCCTACGAGCAATAGGAGGTAGAGAAGTCGCATATTACTTCTTGATCAAGATCTTATCAATCAATACGTCGGCGGCCTTGCTCGGGGTCGGAAGATGCTCTTGCTGCAAGCAAGTGGATTTAATAGCCTGCGTGTTGGCATTTACGTGGGCGGCCAGCTCCTTGATAGCCGCAGCGGCAACGAGAACAGACTCGTCGTACCTGTCGGCAAGTTTCTTGAGCTGTTCGGTTCTCCAATCCTCTAGTTTGCGGATGCGGTCGATGGCGTCCTTGAGATCGACCCGTAGGCACTTGATGTCTTTCTCGTAGTTACGCTGCATGATACGCCACATAAAGGCCACAGCTCCCCCTAGGGTAGCTAGAGCTACGATGATGGTTGTGTCGTCAATGGTCATGGATCAAGATCCTCGACAAACAGGATGAACGTCTGCGACGCCGGGTTGATGGCTCCGACTGTCGGGTTCAGATAAGTCAAGGCCACAGTATTGACGCTGGAATCGTGCGCGTAAAACGCAACTTGCACCCCGTTCGGCATTATGCTGTACTGCGGGCGACCCTGCACGCTCGACGTAGGCTTGCATCCGGTGACCGTATATGCGCTAGCGCCGCCGCTTTGCGCAGGGATCGAAGGCAGGTCGATTGTAGCAGACACCCTAAACTTGAGCTTGCTGTTGACGTTGGTTGGCGTTGCTTGAAAATACGTTTCCGTCTCCCAGCCGTTATGGGTGTTGTCTTTAACGGTGTAAGGAGACGCGCCGGTACAGAGCTGTGTAGAGACGTAAGCGAAACGGGTTCCGGCAACGGCTGCGTTGCTCTCCGCGATGTTGCCAACAACCCGGATATTCTTTATGTGGCTGTCACTCGTCGCAAAGCTGCTGTTCCCAAGCTCGATAGCCTGTGTAAGCGACGCGGTAGCGCCAGTCCTGCGGATCGTGTTATTAGTCACAGATACGTTGACGCCGTTCAATACCACCATGGTCGATCCGCCGCCGCTTACAACCACGTCCTCGAAAAACTCGTTGCCGTGGATATGCACTCCGTCAACGATGTACGACGTTGGTATCGCCTGCTCACCAACAAGAAGCGCCGGAACACCATTCTTTCGGTTGGTGACCTTATTGCAAGAAACGAGGATGCTTCCGCAGTTTGCCGCGTCGGTCGTAACCTGCGCCACCTCGATTGCGCAGTCGTAGAAGTCCGCAACGATGTTCCCAATAACGTTGATATATGAACTTCTCGCTATTGAAATAGCCGCCCGGAATGTGCCGTCGTAAACCGTAGAGCGGTGGTTTTTAATCTTGTTGAAAGCGATTACGTTATGGCAAGCATCGCCAGAAGCTTGGTATATGGAATGCCGGCTTGCGTTATCGATGGTGTTGTTTACTACGTTAATCCTCGTGGCTTTCGCCATATGGATTCCATAGCCCTTGCCAGGCACTGACCCGAGAAGGTTTGTCAGGGTGCAACCATCAACAACCCCGTCGTCCCAACTGCCACCAAGGTTGGCGTTATGGCTGATCCCAACGTTGATGTTTTTAATGACAAGGTTTCGGAAACTTGTTCTGGAAATTGTCTGCCCACTGGCGCATCCGATAGCAGTTTGCGAGTATGCGGCGTTATTGTCGCCCTCTAACGTCAGGTCTTCGATTGTCAGGTCACTTACCGTTCCAATGAGCTGGAACACATAGGCTCCAGAAGATGCACCAGAGAGGAACAGGCGCCCATTTCCGGCAATGCGGATCCGGCTCTTGCCGCTGATCTGGAGGGAGCCAGTCAGTTTGTGGTTGCCCTCGATCCACAGGGTCTGTCCCGACGCCAACGCCGTCACCGCCGCCTGTATTGCTGCGGTGTCGTCAGCCACGCCGTCACCAACCGCACCGAAGTCCTTGACGTTGATGCTGTCCGCAAATCTGGCTGCGAGGCTGCGTGCTGCCGTGCTTCCGGTGGCGGTCACCAACGCGGTGCCCCACGGCCCCATGGCTGCGATGGCATTGGCCAACGTGGCGGCACCAACCACCGGCTCCATGGCAGCAGACACCGCCGCGCTAGAAGGCGAGCTTGCAACAGGCTGACCTGTTGTGGCGTCGAACGACAGATTGCGGCCCTTGCGGTCGTCCAGCGAAGGCAAGGTTGTCTTAGTCGCAGTACCGGCTTCGTCCTCGGGCAGACGCAGTGTTCGGGTTGCCAGCTCCTCAAGCACCTGCGCCTGACGCACACCCTTGTCTAAGGCATCCTCAATGCGGTCCTGGTAAAATCCGGTTTCATTAACCAGATCTGTCGTCTGCGTAAAGTCTACGTCAGCCAGCACGGCTACAGCCAGCCCGTTGCCGGGCGGCGTCACCATCTCGACGTTGCCGCCCGACTCGGTGCCAGCGCCAGTCACAGTGTAGTGAGTCGTCAGTGTTTGCAGCACACCGTCCACATAGACCTTCAGATCCGTATCCTCAAATATCTTAAAGGTGTACGGGAAGGTGTCGTTAGATCCATTGCCGACGTAGTCGTGCCGAATTGTAGTGGTCGGAATCGTCATGTTGGTATCCTATGCACCCCGTGGGGTTTTCAAGGCGCCTTATATTCCTCGCCGAAGATAGCCTTAAACATCAGCTCGAAGTAGTTATCGGCCCCCTCGAAGGCGGCCTTCTCGAACCGCTTCAACTGTGTCGAGGGCAGGCCGGTTGCAGCGCCAGCCACGCCGGTCGAACGGGTGACGACTTCCTGCCAGCTATCCGAGCGCCATACGTTCCAGAAGTCCATGGCCGGGGTCTTGAGCGGGCCTGCCAAAGTCGCCACACTTTCGGCTGCACTACGGGCCATAAGCCCCTGAATAGCGTAGCGCAGGAAGATGTTGGGTGACGCGACGGCGTCGATGAAGGCGGCCGACGAGTAGTCGCTCAACGTCTTCTGCGGATCCTTCTCGTCCTGTGGCTGGAGCACGGCGCTGGCCGCCGCCATCAGGGCGGTGCTGATTCCAAGGGACCAGATAACGGCATAGCAGAACTGCCGCTTGTCCCAGCCTGGGTTAGCCGCCCACATGCGGTAGAGCATGTTAGCGTTCTTAATGCCCCACTTAGCTCCAAAAGTATATAGTAATCCCATCTCCGTGCGGGTAAGAAGCGTCTGTTCCGCCTTCAAGCCGCTGCCCTGCGTGTCGATAACGGCCTTATCAGCTACCCGAACGGCTTCCGCCTGATCAGATCCGGTGCCGACAGCCTTCATGTACGCGCCATTCCACACCACCAGGTCGGTGAAATACTGGAAGAAGCGCATCGGCAGGCCGGCATACTTGCGCATCTGGTACTTGAACTCCGACTCGCCCTTGACGCGGGACGGCATGCGGAAGTCGAGATCCTGGTAGTGCATCCGCTGCCGCATCATCACCGACAGCTTTGACGGCCCACGTGCCCATTCCTCGTAGTTAGTGAGCGCCTTTTGCAGCGACGTTACCACACCGCGAGATCCGACATCCTTATGGCCAACGGCCACAACCCAGCCGACAGACTGCTTAACCGAAGTCAACATGTTGCCGAGATATACAGCAGACTGGACATTGCGGACGAGAACGCCGGCGGCCTCATCCAGAGTCTTGCGGCTCTTAGCCGACCCGTCGATGGCCCAGCGCACCTTCTCCCAGAGATCCCGCTGGAAGTCGCCGCCCAGTTTGTTGGTAGCGCCTGCCAATGTCTCGTTGTTCTTGATGAAGTTTAGGCGCGAGACAACAGGGCGGTAGCCGATGTACTTAGCGTGCGCATAGGCGCTATGCTCCTGCACCTCAATGCTCAGATCGAGCATCTTACCCTCGACCACATCGACGCGAGCCTTCATCATCGTGGAGTCGATAGCCCCTACGCTGATCTCACCCTTATCTGTTACGAAGTCGGGTATGAAGGCCGCCTCGTTATCATACGCCACGCGGACATATCCGCCGGACAGCCTCTTTCCGTTCGGCAGGACGATCTCTTGAGGCGTAACACCCGGCGGGATCGCTACGCCTGACACCAAAGCGGCATTCTTCTGCTTGGTCCACATGGCGTCAAACTCTGTCCACATGGCCGTGATAAGCCCGATCTCGCCATCAGTCAGCGACCCGATAACGTCGCGCATGTACTCGTCAGGGCGGGCCACTCCACGCGCCTTCAAGTCTTCGGCCACACGCTGGCGTCCCGTCGTGTTGCCCCAGTGGGCGACACGCATCAGGTTCTCTTCGCGTTTGGAGGTAAGGCCCTGGATGTTCTCGGTCTTGTCGATAGTCGCACGAAGCGGCTTGATCGCAGCGTTGACCGCCGCCAGCCACGGCTCGACAGCGTCACGCGCAGCCGCCTCGCCATTGTTGAGCGGGTCAATAATGAACCGGACCCAGGCATCGCCAAGACCATACGATTGAAGGAACGACCGCATATCCTGGTGACTGAGAATGAGCCAGCGCGATCCTTTGAGAAGGGCGCTGCGTTCTTTATCCTGCTTGATCGGCTCTTTGACATCAGGAATAGCCGAGACCAGAGCGCCGATGGTAGCGTCTGTCTCCATCGCCAGCTTTATGCGCGTGTCGGCGTAACTCAGCAGCGTCTCCATCTGGTAGCGGACAATACTGACCTGACCTACAGTCCAGTTGTCAGGATCGCCAAAACCCTGTGACGCGAACCAGCGGAACTCACTAGCCATGACACCGGAATACGCCGGATCGTTAGCCATGGCCATAAGGCGAACGCGGGCGTTGTAGCGCGTCTTAGCGCCAGAGGACATCAGCGCTGCTATGGCATCGCGGATCTCGGCCAGCTCGGTGGTCTTGCCGAACTCGTAGCCGTTTTCAGCCTGGCGCAACTGGAAGTCGCGGTTCGCATCGACATAGTTGCTGTACTCCTTGTAGTACCCAGCATCCTTGTTGCGGACGAAGTACCGCCCGCCGATGTCAATACGAAGGCTCTTATCCTCACTGTCCAGAATCTTCCTGATGATGGCGGCTTCCTTAGCCCAGGCCCGCTGAGCATCCGCCAGAGCGGCAGCCATAGCCTCGGCACCAGCCTCGTCAAGCTTCGCCTGCTGATAGGCCGCAATGTCCTGCCTAGCCAGGGCCGCCTCCGCTCGGTCACGGGCAGCCTCGGCCAGCGCAACAGCCCGCTTCGGGTCTAGCTGCCGAGACGGCATGCGGTTCACACGAGCCTTGGCCACAGCCGCCAAGAACTCGTAGTCCATCTCAGCGTTGCGCTTGACCGCCGCCATCGTCTTGGCCCTTACATCTTTAGCACGATCACCAGCAGCGGCTTCGCCAGCTTCTGTCCCCTTGGCCACCAACACAGCCGCCTCCTCAGTCGCTCGACGCTCCACCGCGGCCAGCTTACCGCGGTACTCGCCAGTACGCTTCAGATCCTCGTACAGCTCGTCGATGCTCTTGCGCACCTCACCGCTCAACTCGGTATCGACAACAGACTTGACGGCCGCATCCAAGTCGGCGCCCTGCACCTCTGCCATCATGGCTTCGACACTCGGATAGTCGAACGTGAGCGCGACCGCCTGCGGATCCTCGCCCTCAGCCAGCTTGGCCTTAGCTACGTAGGCCGGCAGCGCCGAGATGCGCTCCGTAGCTTCCTTCTCCAGCTTGGCCCGCTTGGCCGCCAGATCCTTCTTCTCCTGCTTGGCCAGGCGCCGCCGCTCACGCTTCTCCAGATCGGCCACGCCTTCAGCGATAGCTGACTCACGCGAGCGCTGCACTAGCTCCCAGCCCTCTTCGGTCAGCTTGAAGTCACCAGCTTTCAGCTCGCGGGCGCGGGCCGGCGCAATACGGTCACGGGCAGCCAGCATACGGGCGAACACGTCGCGGGCGTTGTCAGACAACAGCCGCTCGTCTGGATTGCCGCTGATGATGGACGCTGTCCTGTCCAGACGCAGCAGGGTGCGGTACACATCGAGGAACCATTTCTTCATTCGGGAGAACACCCCGTCCAGCTCCTTGCTGGGCGGCTTCCCTTCCGACATATATTCCTCAAAGGACGATGCGACAAACTCGTGGATGGCCCGGCCATTCGGGCTGCTAAGGTCAAGAGAAGTGATGTTGCGTGCGGCCTCCGTGACACCGTCAGCGGTGGCGCCCTCGTACTTCTTTGCGGCGGCCTTTGCGTTAGCCTTCACATAATCGGCCAGGATGTACAAATCCTTCCGGAAGATCGGCGGGGCGCCTGTCTGGGCCGCCCACTGGATGTGGGTATCCAGCCAGTGGTGCATCAGCTCATGTACAACTGTCGAGGCGTCTGACTTCTGACCAATGCGGAGAACCTTAACGCCGGTCGTGTAGTCGCCACGGGCGTTCATGTCGCCAGCCTCGACCGTCAGTTTAACACGGTCGAACAACTGCTTAGGTGTCACACGCGCAACGCCAGCCTCGTCCGCGTACTGGTTCCACTTATCAGCATCAGTACGCACCTGCTCTGCAACAAGCAGCGACTCCATTTTAGCATTCTTAGCCGGACGACCTGCCGCAATAAGATCCTTTTCAAACTGCGCCGCTACGTCTGCCGAGTCGTCTACTGTAACGCCATCGGGCATCAGCCCCTGCGTCTGCTTGCCAATCTCTTCCACCTGCGCGACGGCGTCTGTGAGCTGCGCGTGCAGGCCGTCGAGCGCCGCGCTATCCGGGCTGTGGCGCACGATACCGAGAAGACCTTCCTTGTTCTCAGGGTGCGCCGACATCTCAACCAGCAACTGCGACGTTTCGACAACCGCCATCCCGCCCTCGACCCGGCCGCCAAGCTCAGCGAGAACTTCGTCCACCGTGCGGTTGAACTTCGCCGCGTATGTGGTCAAGTCCTCAATCGAGATAAACTGCTCGCTCGTGGCGCCCATAGCCTTGAACATCTCTGCGGCATCAACGCGAGTCTGTAACGACACCGACTTGGACTGCTCCAGTGCTTTCGACGCCTTGTTCAGCGCATCCGCGTTTTCGATCACCTTCTTAGCCCCGGCCAGCTTATTGATCGCGCTGGCCGCAGCCGTCACCTTCGCGGCATTGGCCGGATCAACCTGGGAGCGGATCGCAGCCACGAAGGCCGGAGCGCCGAACAAGCCGCCTCCGATAGCGCCGGCAAGACTAGCCCAGCCGACTTCCGACCAGTCCACGGAGCGGCCGTCAATGATGTCCTCAAGAGCCTGCGGCAAGCCTTCCTGCACGGACTCCTGACCGATCTGTGTCAGAGCATCGCGCACCGCGCCCTTGAACGTGGTCTTGGCCATCAGACCGCCGTCAGCCAGCAGGCGCATTTCGCCGGTAATACCGCCCATCAGCTCTGTAGCCATGACGACCGCCGCCGTCGCAGTGGCCACAGCCACGTCCCTAGCGGTGATCAGATCCTTCTCACCAGCGTCAAAGTTACCCTTCATGCGGTTGACAAGCGCACGGCCACCCTCTTGGGCGCCCTGCATGAACGAGGCTGCGGTTAGGACCGACTTTATCTCCGGCGCTGTCAAGGCGGCGCCACGCGAAACGACGGCTGCGCGGGCGGCGGCGTCCATCAGACTCTCACCAACCACGCGCCTAGTCGCAGCCTGCGCACCAGCCTTTACCGCCTGGGCGGCGCTGGTAATGCCGCTCACAACAGGCTTGGCAACCAATGCCGTGCCAAAGCCGGTAGCCAGCATCTCAGGTGCCTGGCCGAGAATGCTGCCGACGATCAACTGGACGCGGTTGCCGCCGGTTTCCAGCGTCCTAGACTGGATGTCTTCGGCTTCCTCCTGCCGGCGCTCCATGTTCTCCAGGCCGGCTGTACCGAGCTTGGCAATGAGCGTGTTGTCCCACGGGTCGGCCTCGCCGCTGATCGCGTTGAGGCCCGCATGTACCAGAGAAATTGGCGCGGCGGGAATCGCTGCAAGGCCGGTCCCGAAAGCCACAGCCGAACTCTTGAGCATGGACCCTGCTTCATCGAACATGCCTGCCGGATCGGGCAGCTTCATGCGCTGGATAACGTCCCGCGACGACGAGAGGATATCCAGGTCTTTTTGAACGATAGACGCCCGCATCTGGCGGTCCATCCAAGCTGCAAAATCTGGAGATGACGCGGCGAAGTCGCGCCACTTCTCCGAGTTCTCTATCGAGAAAACTTCCTTTAATGCCGCCTGCGGGTTCTGGGCGATATCCTGCCCGGTAACACCATAACGTGTCATGCGGCCCTGAATGTACGCCGCGTCATCTGGGGTCAGCAGTGCTGCGCGTTTGGCTAAGTCATCAGGCGTATTCGCTTGCGGATTGGGCATACCTAATAATAACCGTCAGATATGACCGGGCAACCGCTAAGGCATGCCGGGTGTCAGAATCGCTGGGTCGTATATGTCCGTCAAAATAACGTCTTTATAGCTGTACCCAGACGAGTCGAAGCCGCCAACAGACGAAGGCGCTGAGCCGGACGCCTGGCTTTGCTGCTTGGCCTTGCCGCGTCTGTACGCCTCCCATAGAAGCGCCGCCTCATCTGGGGAGGCGGAAGCCGGTATGTTGGCGGCCTGCATCTCTTGAACACCAGGCGCCTTAAAGGTCTTTGATGCCTGATACAAGGGGATCTGCTTGGTCCCGCCGCCAAAGAAGCCTGGAGCCTTCTGATCAAAAGTCATCTTTAACTCGCGGGCTGCGGCACGCATCTGCTCGATGTTTTTCTTGTCTATCTGCTTCGCCTCAACAGCCTTGATGAGAGACTCCGCGAACTCTGCGTAATCATCAAACTCCTTGGCAGCCTCTGGGCTAAGAGTCGTCTTGCCTCGCTCAAACGACGGCAATCTGCGCCGGTCATTATCACTCCAGATGCTCAGAGCAACATCCTTGACAACCCTGTTTTCATCCTTGCTGGCGCGCTCCTGGCGATTCTGCATGATTCTAATCTTCTCGTCTCGTGTAATACGCAGGGTATCCAGCGGGACCGTATCGTACCAGGATCCAGGCACCGTATTTGAGCTGGCGTTCTCGCCAACACGCAGCAGCAGAAGGTCGTCAGGATGGCTATCTTTAGGTCCGGCAAACTGGCGGTACTTCAAAGCCTGTAGGTGTTCTGGGGTCAACCGCTTCACGGCAGCCTGGAACTCGGACTTGTTCTCCAGAGTAGTCACGGAGCCGTCAATCTGCGCCATCTCATATTCGTTAATGGCGAACTTGCTAATCTCCGTCCGCTTCTTCCAGTCGGCGGCTGCGTAGTTGGAGATCATCTGGCTAATCTTAGCCTGCACGTCTGCCGTCTGTCCGCTCACGTCATACGCAGACGCCTTCTCTGGCGAGAAGTTGCCGGCTTCGTCGGTGGACTCCGACACAATGACAGAAAAGGTGTCCTTCGCTGTGATGTTTTTGTTGGCCTCTACCGTAACTTGCTCTGCGGCCAGTTCGTTGGGTCCGAAAGAGCCTTTGTTGTCCTCGTAGTACCGGAGGATCTGCTCGTCTGTTCCTGTCTTTGACAGGTGAGCCATAGCATCATATCTAGCCGAATACACGGCGTCACTTACCAGTTGGTCCTTATCCACGCCTAGCACCGTGGCCATCGACTCAGCCGCCTCGTTGATTCTACCGTACGGCTCGACCGTGTCGAAAGGGTGGCCGTTGGCGGCAAACACCATAGCGAGATCCCTCTTCGCTCGGCCAATTTCGTCCTTGTTTCTATCTACAATATACAGGTCAGACTGTTTCTTAGCGTACAGGTCGCCAGCATTCTTGAAGTTTTTCCTCTTGAACGCGATGCGCTTTTGAAACTCGGCCCGTGCGCCTTCGCTAAGATCCGCCTCGTACTTGGACGTATCGCCGTCCAGTTTCTCGAAATACGACTGCCTAGCGTCCGCAACCTTACGGCCCACAGCGTCCTGCTCAAACTGCCCACGATTGAGCATCTGGTCCTGTTCCCACTGGTCGGCGGCCTCGGTGGCGGCTGCTGTGGTGGCCGCTTTGCGATACCTCAAATAATCAGCGCCCATAGCGCCGAGCTTCTCGATCGTCTCCCCAACAGTTTGGAGAGCCTGAGCACCAGACAGGTCAGGCCGAGCCTGCAACTGCGGGAGCTGCTGCGGGGCGCTCGGCTGGTACGGCATGCGCGGGGCGATATTAGCCATTAGGCGGCCCCAATCGCAGCGGCCGTACCCAAGGCGCCAACTGCACCGATGACTTGCCCTGTGGCGCCGATCCGGGCCGCACGCTGGGCGTCTCTCGCCGATTGCGTGTTAATCTTGGCCTGCTCCGTCTTGCCCCAGGCGTCTAAGGCAGCTTGCAGCTCTACATCGTTCTTCATCTGGCTGGCCGTCCGGTAAGTCTCTTCACGCACCTGCGACACTGTTTCAGATCCAAGGTCGATATTCTGCGCAGCATACGACGACTTCTGAGCCGCCAGAGTCTCTCTGGCCTGCAAGTCTATCGCCTCTTGCTGGATCTTGCCGCGGAAGATGTCGAACTGAGCCGAGCGCTTGGCGTATGCCTCATTAGCCCGAGCTGCCGCCATACTGGCGTTGGCGCCCATGATGGTGGCCGCTGCTCCGAAGAGCTGCCCTACGCCAGAGCTAGCATATGCCAGCGTTGGTGCCGCCGTATCAGTAGCCATCACCTATCCCCTGCGCGATTGAATATCGGCCGCGCACCAAGCAGGGTGGAAGGAAGACCTTTATCCTGACGAATCAGTATTGACCCAGTATCGCTGTGCGTCGAACGCATAATAATCTCGATCACACCGGACTGCACGGCAGGCGGCGAGTTCACCAAGTCCGTGTAAAGGTTTTGCATGGGTTCAAGTGTAGCCTCGTCATACCCAATTTCCAGTCCTCTAGTTTTTTCGACGCGGGCGTAAACTTTGACAATCTGCCGTGTATCGCCCATAGATGTTTCGACATCGTTCACTTCCAGATCCAGCGTCTGCACATCGGCCGTCACTGGTAGCCCGACCTGCACCCGCAAAAACGGGCGAGACAGCGTAACTTCGCCGCTAGTCACCACTTGCGTCGGCTCCACGCTGCCGTCAGCAATAATGCCGACAGTTTCACCATTCAAGTGATCCAACCCACTCACCGTTGTCACGCACAGGCCATAGTCGTTCGTCGCCACGTTCTGCAACGATGTCGGAACAGATCTATCGGACGGCACGCAATCGGCCGTATAATCGTTCACATACCCGGTGATTTCCACGGTCACAGACTCGCCATCATTGCCAGTCAGCCGCATGAACCGGCCTACAAGCACACTGGCCGCAAAAGGTGCCTCAGATACGGAGGTTAGAATACGCAGCGACACACCGGCATTATACCCCGACCCTGGCGTAGACGGGTTCTCCTGGATCTTGAACGTCATCTCGTCAGGATCCAGCACGGCCGGCGCCGGCAACTGCCGCCCGTCATAGGTCAGGTGCTCGTCAAAGCCCATGTGGTCGTCAATGTCGTCGGACTCCCAGGGGAGGGGAAGGCGGCAGATGTTGACCGCGTCGATGATAGGCGGAGTCGGGGCCGTGGTGTATGGCGGATCGATCCGAGTGGCAACATACAGGCGATCCTGCCCGTCCTCGCTTACACAGCAGATGTCCTCAATAGTCCGGTTGGCAAACGAATGCCGGTGCCAACCCCAAACTTCCTGCTCTGGAATGTACGTCAGCCCGAGAAGAGTACCGGTCTTTGTCAGCACCCAGATGATATTCTGGCTGCGCTGGTAGGCCACACGCTTCAGTCCATCAACAAACAGATGCTTGCTCCAAAGGCTTAGATCCTTACTGACAAGGGCCTCCTGCCCGAAGTCGTAGGTGGCATCGCGCAAGATGCGATCACCCTTCTGGACAAACAGCAGCGACGTGCCTACCACAACCGGGATTACGCTACCGCACCCATGATACGAATCGACGCGAGCGTTGATCGCAGTCGGAGTCAGTCCGCCGCCAGTGCCGCCCTTCAGCACCCACTCCGTCGTATTCGTCAGTACAACTGACCGTCCTGCTATCTCCAACAGGTGCTGGACGCTAGATACAGTCTTACCACCAAGGTCGAAGTCCAGCCCGCTTGAATCCTCGGCACCGGCATCGAATGTCGAGTAGTTCCCGATATGGCTAGCGACGATGCGCTCCACGTTATCAGAGAAACCGCCGAGCATGAGGCGCTGCTGGAAAATACCGATAGCAGCCGGAT